CTCCAGGAGTAAAACTTGTCCAGCCGCCCTGGTTATTTCGCTCATAAATGAGTCGAGATCGTCAATATTAGCACCTATGGCACTCATCCTGCTCGATTCAGCGATGCTAGTCTCGGTGGCAGTACCTTTCGATATTTGCCCCCAGGTAGCTTCCTGTTGGCCTACGACAAGCTGGACATCATCAAATATAGTCTTTACTTCATAAAGATTGGGGTCAATCCCAATCTGTTTTACTGGCTGCAGAACATCATCCACTTTTTGCCCTGATGCAAGAGCTTGCAGTTCAAGGACTGAATTTGCAGCCGGATTCCTTAGTTTTGCCTTATCTTCATCCTCCAGCATCCCTGCTGGTGCAACGTATTTTGGCCTGTTTGCTCGTCTATGTTCCCTCAGCCCCTGTCTTGCCCTGTTATATTCGGCTTGCATTGGCTTCAATAACTTAATATCCGATGGAGGATAGAGCTGGTCTTTATGTTCAATCTCATTAAAGGTTATTGAAAAAAGAGGCCAAAATGTCTCCAGCCGGATCGGGGGAGCCGATGGTTCCCGGAGAAAATCCTTATGCCCATCACAGACAACGTACATAAGCCCTGCACTTTTATCATAAATTTCCCAGACCAGGGCCAGCCCCTCTCTCATATCCTCAGCGTTCATACCTTCATGGTTTTCAAAGATCATATTGTAATGATCTTTTCCAGAGGAGACTCTTCCTTTTAAATCATACTGCAGGTAGTCTTTCTCAATATCAACCCCATATATTTCATTAACTTCATTTGCAGAAAGAAACATTTCATGTGCCACCCAGGTTGCTCCTACAAACCCCCTTAACTGCCTGCACATTGGATCCACAATAATTGAGTCACATTCAGGGAAATCAAAGAGGAGTCCTTCCTGGATAGTCACCATAGGCTCTTCTTCCAAAGCCTGCATGGAAAGCATCAGCTCCTCCATTTCTGGTGAATCTTCTGTAAAATCCCCTTCCTGTACTCCTGTGGATAGTCTCCTTAAATGGTCAACCTGGGTCTGGATGTCACTCATTTTTGCAGAAACTTCGGGCATCCGATCCATTTCCCTTTGATAGCCTACCTTGACGTAACCCACAGAGGTTGTGATAATCCTCCTGACCATTGCCTTCATCTGGGACTTAAAAGTGGGCCTCTGTTCATTCATGTAGTAATCAAAGAGCAGTTCCAGGGATTTTGAAACCTTATCCAGTTGCCTTCGGTTCTCCTTGACTGAATTAAATTCCTGTACCAACTGGGCAGCTTGTGGCCCTGGTGGAACATTATTCTGTGCTGCTGCCTCCACCTCACTAAATGCTTTTGCCAGGGTCATGGGGTCTTCATCCCATATCTGGTAGTCCATCCTTTTACGCCTGGTAGCAACAGGTTTTGGATTCTTAGCATATAATGCAGCAGTTCTCTGGTGAACGTGCCTCTGGAGCAGGTTTGCGACATACTTATCTTCATCCCAGCCTGTATCAGAAAAACCCTTGAATACTGCCTCCATATCGTTTTTCATCTGCTTGAAGGCTTTTTCGTGGAACTTCTTTGCAGACTTAATCTGTGACTGCAATTTACTTACGAGTGCCTGTCTTCGCTGAGTGGGTTCTGGAAGCTCTTCTTTTTCAGGAGTCTCTTCCAACTCCATTTCTTCTACAAATTCTGCCATTTAAAAACCGCCTGTTTGTGAGTATGAACCTTGCCGTTCCCTTAATTGTGTATCCCATTTTACCCATGCCATTGTGCCAACTTTGGGGAAATTATCTTTTGGTATATACCCCCTGGGGGCATTCAGGTCTCCAAGTCCCATGCCAATCCAGGAGAGTGTATCAACAAAATCATCATGCCTGGCATTGGGAAATTTTAACAATTCATCTACTGCTCGTATCCCCCAGGATGAAACCTTTGGGAAATAAACCTTCTTCATTGCCATCCTGCCAATCATGGACTGTGACCGTTGGACTTTATTTGCAACTGGAGTAACTTCTTCAATCCTGCAATGTGTCCTTGTTTCAAACATCCTCTTTTTTAAGAACGGCCCAATTGCTTTTGAAATATGCCCTTTCTCAGCCCACCAAATCAAAGGTTTGTGTTTTTTTATCAGTTCCAGCATTGCCGTTACAACCACATCAGAGGGCTGCTTTGCCCACCAGCAATCAATAATATAAATATCGTCCTGTTCATCCACTCCTACTACTAAAAGACAGGTGGCATCATGCCTGGTTTTATCAATTCCAACTGCATGATCTGATGCAGCATATATTCTTAAATCCTTTGGTAGATTCCGTTTTTCATAGTATTGAATATTGTCTCTCTGGAATAAATCTCCATCCTCCGGGCTTGGCTGTTGCTGATAAAGGGCCGAAAAACCCCTTGGATCCAAATTCTTCTGAGCCTCCAGGAAACCCTTGTTAAACCTTTCGGGCCACAGGACTTCCCCTTCCTTCCTTTTAAGGGGGTCATCCTCCCCGGCTATTGCCGGGAGGTTAATAATTTTCCATTTGGAACACTCTTCCTTGGTAAAATGTGGACTAAGCGGATCCGTCAGTCTCCCTACAAGGTCATCTTCGTGCCACCTGGTAGTCACAATCACAACTGAGCTTTTTTCGGTCATCAGGCGTGTCATAAAGACCTGTGTGAACCAATTCCATAAGGATTCCCTGAGCGTTGGAGACAACGCTTCAACGCTGTCTTTGATGGGATCATCAACAATTAATGTATCTCCACCACGACCAGTAATAGACCCACCCCGACCCACGAAAACTGCCATGCCTCCATTTTCTGTTTGCACCCTTGATTTTGAAGCACCACCTTGCCTGAATGCGAAATCCGGAAAGACCTGCTGGAATTGTGGAGTTGACATTATTGCCCTGCAATCTGCTCCAAAATCCTGTGCAAAATCTTCGTTATATGTTGCAAAAATTACATTCCGATATGAGTCTTTTCCCATCAACCAGGGGATAAACCTTCTTGAGATCATCTCGGACTTTCCATGCCTGGGAGGAAGTGTTACAATCAACCTCCGTATTTTTCCCTTTGCCACCTGTTCAAGAACCTTGGCAATTGCCCTGTGATGCTTCGCATCCTGGAATATTGATTTATCAATATTATTATGGTCATTAGGCTTTGGCATCGTGAACTTAATGAACTTTAATAAATCATCCTTACATTCCAGGGCCAGTTTCTGTCTCTTTGCCGCAGCAATCTGGCGATCAATCTCCTCCAGTTTATTTAACTCTTCTGCCATTCTGTCTTATCTATAAAACATGGTGTGCCTTCTCCCATAAAAGCACCCAGCATGTTAAATTCGTAGTATTCCTGGGCCTCATTGTATTCCATCCCATCACCCATTAATCTTTCCAAAACCTTTTCCTTATCATAACAGAGGATCCTTATACTCCCAAACCCCTCTACGATCCCCACGATGCAATCATCATAACCATCCATCTTCATTGTTTCAGGATCCAGAAGACCAGCATCTACAAGACTATTAAACTTAAATGGGTTCGGCAGTTTTGAAAAATCCGTCTTTTCGTCAATCACCATGACCCTATCCTCTCCAAATATATGTTGTAAATCCTCAACAAGTTCCATTAATCCTTCTTATATGGATGTTTTTTCATTATTTCACGAATATTCTCCTGGTCATCCAGCTTGCTCCGTACATAACCTCGCCATTGATCCTTCTGTTTCTGACTCAAGTTGGATTCAACGGTTCTACTGTTGGGTTGCATTTGTCTGATAATATTTTTGAAAGATTAACTTCTTTTATTTTTATTCCATTATCTACTTCTTCAGGGTTTAAAACCCCCCTTATCGTGTCTGTATAACAATCGCAAGTTTTCCACACTAACACTTGATTCATATAGGGATTCTTCTGAC